GTTTGAGTGTGAGTTCTTAGGATCTGTTGATACTCTTATTGCACCAAGTAAATTAAGATCATTAGTATACGAAGAACCATCAACAACTAGTGCAGGATTAGATGTATATGTAGAACCTCAAAAAGATCATGATTATGTTATAACAGTTGATGTGGCAAGAGGAGTATCTAAAGATTATTCTGCTTTTGTAGTAATTGATATAACTGAGTTTCCGCATTGTGTAGTAGCAAAGTATAGGAATAATGAAATTAAACCAATGCTTTTCCCATCTCTTATTCAGCAGGTGGGTACGCAATATAATAATGCATTTGTTTTATGTGAGGTAAATGATGTAGGAGATCAGGTAGCATCTATATTAAATTTTGATATGGAGTATGCAAATCTTCTTATGACTTCCATGAGAGGTAGAGCAGGACAAGTTGTTGGTCAAGGATTTTCTGGTAAGAAAACTCAATTGGGAGTTAAGATGTCTAAGACAGTTAAGAAGGTAGGTTCTCTTAACTTAAAAACTTTAATAGAAGAAAATAAACTTCTCTTTACAGATTATGATATTATGAGTGAATTAACTACATTCATTCAAAAGAGTAATTCATTTGAAGCAGAAGAAGGATGTAATGATGACCTTGCTATGTGTTTAGTAATATATGCATGGTTAGTAGCACAAGATTACTTTAAGGAACTTACTGACCAAGATGTACGAAAGAGATTATATGAAGAGCAAAAGAATCAAATTGAGCAAGATATGGCACCATTTGGTTTCTTAAATGATGGTATATCTGGAGAAGAATCTTTTGTAGATAATGAAGGAGATAGATGGTTTACTGATGAATATGGTGATCAGGGTGGTGGTATGGATTATATGTGGAAGTATTAAGGGGTGTTCACGAACGAGTCATGCATTTTTGACCCCTCGAAAATAAACTTTTTAATAAATAATTTTTAGTTAAACTGAGAAATTCGGAGACAGAAAACATGGCGACTCCTCAATTATCTCCTGGTGTTCTAACTAGGGAGGTTGATTTAACAGTAGGAAGAGCTGATAATGTATTAGACAACATAGGAGGTATTGCGGGTCCATTCCCACAAGGTCCAGTTGACGATTTGGTGAATATTACTACTGAACAGGAACTTATCAATGTATTTGGTAAGCCTATTTCCACAGATGCACAGTATGCGTATTGGATGAGTGCTGCATCTTATCTTTCTTATGGAGGAGTTCTTAAAGTAGGTAGAACAGATGGTTCTTTACTTAAGAATGCTAATGCTGGTGTAGGTGCTGCATCTGCATCTCTTAAAATTAAAAATTATGATGATTATTTAAACAATTACACAGAATCAGAAAACTTTGTATTTGCTGCAAAGACTCCTGGTACTTGGGCAAATAGTCTTAAAGTTTGTACAATTGACAACTTAGCAGACCAAACACTTAAATTTGCTAGTGTTAACTTAGCAGGTCTAGGTGCTACTGTTGGATACGGTATAACACAGGCCGTTGCTGATATAGTACTTCCAGGAACAGGAACAACTTCTACATTCAGTGGTTACATTAAGGGTATTATTACTGGTGTTACTACAAGTTCTACTGCTGGTTCATCTGAAGTACAAGTTAAAGTTGTAGAAAGAGTTGATTCTGCTGGAACTGCCACTGCAATTGATTATGCAGAAGGTGCTTCATATGCTTCATTCACTACTGGTAATGTTGTATTCCATAAGGCAAACGGTGCTGTTGTAGGTACTGGTGCAACTGCAGTAACTGCTGCAAGTGACTGGTATGATGAGCAGACTCTTGGACTAACTAACGCAACAATTTTCTGGAAGTCTATTGCTCCAAGACCAACAACTAACAAGTACTCTCTTGATAGAAATGGTAAGAATGATGCTACTCATGTTGTAGTTGTTGATGATTTAGGAGAAGTAACAGGAATTACAGGTCAAATTATTGAGAAGCATACTTACCTTTCTAAGGCACTTGATGCTCAATCTGATGTAAATTCACCTCAGAAGATCTGGTACGAAGATTATCTATCACTATATTCTGAGAATGTATACGCTGGTGGTAATCCTGGTAGCGGTATTGATGAGACTTGGGGAACAGATCCTGCACCTGGCGGATTTAGTGCTTTAGGTGGATGGTCAGCAGTTAGTGCTGGAGACGGTATCTGGGGACAAAATGCTCAAGGAGTTAACTTTGCTTCAGTTGGAAATATCACATATTCATTGACAGGTGGTGTTGATTATACTGCTGCTGGTGGTATGAAGTGTCAACTTGGTGATATTATTTCTACTTACGAACTATTCTCGAATAAGGATGAAGTAGCAGTTGATTTCCTAGTTATGGGTCCAGGATTTGATGATCAAGGTGATTCACAAGCAAAAGCAAACTATCTAATCTCTATTGCTAATGAGAGAAAAGATTGTATGGCAACTATTGGACCACATAGAGCAAATCTTATTGGAGTTTCTAATAGTGATACTCAGACAACAAATCTAACTAACTACTTTAGTTCGTTAGCATCTTCATCTTATGCAACACTTGATAGTGGTTATAAGTACACTTATGATAGATTTAATAACAAATTCCGTTGGATACCAACCAATGCTGATGTAGCAGGTTTGATGGCTCGTACATCACTTACTTCATATCCTTGGTTCTCACCAGCAGGACAACAGCGTGGTGTTCTTAACAATGCAATTAAACTTGCATACAATCCTAATAAGGCACAAAGAGATCTTCTATATCCATTAAGAGTTAATTCAGTTATCACACAACCTGGAGTTGGAACACTTCTATTTGGTGATAAGACTGCTCTTGGATATGCATCTGCCTTTGATAGAATTAATGTTAGAAGACTATTCCTAACAATTGAGCAAGCACTACAAAGTGCAGCAGAAGCACAACTCTTTGAACTCAATGACGAGTTAACAAGAGCAAACTTCAAGAATATTGTTGAACCATATCTTCGTGACATTCAGGCAAAGAGAGGACTCTACGGATTCCTAGTTATTTGTGACACCACAAACAACACACCTGATGTTATTGATAATAATGAATTCCGAGCAGACATCTTCCTGAAGCCTGCGAAGTCAATCAATTATGTTACTCTTACTTTCGTTGCTACCCGTACTGGCGTTAGTTTCGATGAAGTAGCAGGTCGAGTTTAATTCTAATATCTAAATACCAACAGGAGGATACTACCAATGGCAACAGGCTATTCAATTTCCAAATTTAAATCCGCCCTCGCAGGGGGCGGTGCAAGGCCGAATCTCTTTGAAGTTCGGTTAACATCTATTCCAGGTGGAGTAGAATGGGATTCAGACAACTTCAAGTTTATGTGTAAGGCAGCACAATTACCTGCCTCTACCATAGCAAATATTGATGTTCCTTTCAGAGGAAGAATCTTTAAAGTTGCTGGAGACAGAACTATTGAGAATTGGACTCTTACTATCATTAATGATGAAGATTTCAAATACAGAACTGCTTTTGAAGGATGGATGCAGCATATTCTCAGATTAGAGAATAATACTGGTACCACAAATCCACAGTCTTATATGACTAATGCTGATGTTATTCAGTTAGGTAGAGGAAATCAAATAGAATCAACGGGTTCCACTGAGGGCAGCTATGATGATTCTGCTCAAGGAGTAACAGTATCAGGACTTGCAAGATATCAATTCCAAGATATTTGGCCAGTTAATGTTAGTTCTATTGACCTATCAATGGACAATTCTGATCAGATTGAAGAGTTTACTGTTGAGTTTGCTGTTCAATCATTCTCTAGAATGGCATCAGTTGATACTTAAATATAGGGGGTTTTAAACCCCTATAAATAGAAGAGTAGAAGAAGTTTCCTTAATCATGGCGAAGTTATTTGGGTTCTCAATAGAGGACACTGAACCACTATCTCCGACCACAGTTTCCCCTGTCCCCGAAAATAACGAGGACGGGGTTGACTGGTCTATGAGTAGTGGTTTTTTTGGGTCATATGTTGACTTGGAAGGAATCTATCGGACTGAGTTTGAATTAATTAAACGATATAGAGAAATGGCATTACATCCAGAAGTGGATAGTGCTATTGAAGATATTGTAAATGAAGCAATTGTATCTGATCTTAATGATACTCCAGTTCAAATTGATCTGGATAATTTAAATGCAAGTGATGGTATTAAGAAAAAGATTAGAGAGGAGTTTAAATTTGTAAAGGATCTTTTAGATTTTGATAAAAAAGCACATGAAATTTATAGAAACTGGTATGTTGATGGAAGAATCTATTATCATAAGGTAATTGATTTAAAGAAACCGCATGAAGGTATCCAAGAGATACGCTATATTGATGCGATGAAGATGAGATATGTGCGTCAGAATAAGAAGAAAGGTGGTAATGATAAGTATAAGAATAGAAATCCTCTAGTCAACGATAATCCAATGGATTATGAATGGCCAGAGATAGAGGAGTACTTCATTTATAATCCCAAATTAACATATCCTACAGGTAATGTTAAAGATTTGGGATCGAATACTGGTATTAAAATGACCAAAGATTCGATTACTTATTGTACTTCTGGATTAGTAGATAGAAATAAAGGAAATTGTCTTTCATATTTACACAAAGCAATTAAATCACTCAATCAACTTAGAATGATTGAGGATTCTCTAGTAATATACAGATTATCGAGGGCACCAGAACGAAGAATTTTCTATATTGATGTTGGTAATTTACCTAAAGTAAAAGCGGAGCAATATCTCAGGGATGTGATGATGAGATATCGTAACAAACTTGTATACGACGCTTCTACAGGAGAGATCCGTGATGACAAAAAGTACATGGCAATGCTGGAGGATTTCTGGCTCCCTCGGAGAGAAGGAGGGCGTGGTACTGAAATTTCTACTCTTCCAGGAGGTCAGAACCTTGGGGAGATCACGGATATTGAGTACTTCAAAAAGAAATTATATAGGTCGCTCAATGTACCCCCATCAAGAATGGACGGAGAAGGAGGATTTAATCTGGGAAGATCCTCAGAGATATTGAGAGATGAACTTAAATTTACCAAGTTTGTTGGTCGTTTAAGAAAAAGATTCTCCAATATGTTTAATGACATGTTGAAGACCCAATTACTCCTAAAGAATGTAATTACTCCTGAAGATTGGGAAGTAATGTCTGAGCATATTCAATATGATTTCTTATATGATAATCATTTCTCTGAATTAAAAGAATCTGAATTATTAAATGAGAGATTAAATAGTGCTGCTACAGCAGAACCATATGTAGGAAGGTATTTCTCTCAGGATTATGTAAGAAGAAAAATTCTTAGACAGACTGATGAGGAAATTCTTGAACAGGATAAATTAATTAAAAAAGAAATTAAAGATGGAACTATTCCTGATCCTGCAACAATAGATCCTGCAACAGGTTTACCATTAGATGCAGTTCCAGCAACAGCATCAAGTATGGATGGTGGAGTTCCTATTATGGATCCTGATTTAGAAGGAGTAGCAATAGATCCTAAAGTTCAGCCTAAAGGCGGGGAGATTTAGTGCCTATTCAACCAGATAGAAGTAAACAAAATACTTTTACTGTAAATTTCAAGGAAGATGATATTAAATTATTATATAACTCAGTAGAATTTTATGAACAAAATAGACCCCTTTCTGGTGATAGACCATCTACTCATCAGGAACCTACTGCACATATAAAACATATAAAAAGTATTTTATATGCAATGATATTAGAGTCATCTTTTTACAATACATAAATACTATAGTTAACATTTTGCTATTAATTTACCATGCCTGAAATTACTAATGATTTAATGGATATGATTATTGCTGACGAATCTCCTTCGAGTGTCAGTGATAAGATTAAAGATATTCTTTTTGCAAAAACTGCAGAAAAAGTTGATTCTGCTAGACCTGAAGTAGCAAAAAATACTTTTGATTCTCCTGAAACTACTGAAGAACCAGTGGCAGAACAGGATTGAACTATAAATAACTAAAAAATGACCTTTTAACGTTAGAGGATACAATGAAACTCATTAGAGAAGAAATTGAATCAGTAAAATTCATTACAGAAAAATTAAAATCTGGTAAGCAAAACCTTTATATTGAAGGTATTTTCTTACAGGGTAATATTAAAAACCGTAATGGTAGAATGTACCCAATGGAGACTCTTCGTAAAGAGGTTAATCGTTATAATGAGTCAAATGTTTCATCTGGTAGAGCACTTGGAGAATTAGGTCATCCTGATGGTCCAACTGTTAACCTTGATAGAGTTTCTCATAAAATTGTTTCACTAAAAGAAAGTGGTTCTAATTTTATTGGAAAGGCAAAAATCCTAGACACACCAATGGGTCAGATTGCTAAGTCTCTTATTAGTGAAGGTGTTAAACTTGGCGTATCCTCTCGTGGTATTGGTTCTTTAAAACCAACCAAAGAAGGATTTAATGTAGTAGGTGAAGACTTTATGTTAGCAACAGCAGCAGACATTGTTGCTGATCCTTCTGCTCCCGATGCATTTGTTGAGGGAATTATGGAAGGAAAAGAGTGGGTTTGGG